CAATGGGGCGCATTAATGGGATTAGTTGACGGTTCAAATCGAGCAGTATTTACTCAGACAATTAACCCTCAAAATGCTTCCGGTAATTTGACACCTACAAATATCAGAGGAAATATCGGTGGTCTTAACCTTCGTGTATCACGCTATTTAGGTGGAGTTGGCGACGGTTCAATTATTGTTGTGAATCCTCAAGCATTTACATGGTATGAGTCAACAAAATATCGTTTGGAAACCAATGTAATTGCAAGCGGTCAAATTGATGTTTCTTATTATGGTTACGGCGCAATTGCCAATAAGGTAAACGCTGGCGCATATAAGTGGATGATTGCTTAATCTTTCCTAAATAGGAAATCTCCGTAAAGGGGCGTTGGAAGCCTTCGCCCCTTTACTTTAAGAAAGGAAAAACTTGCCGGCTACATTTGTTACCGAAGCGGAACTTCGTTTAGTGCTTGGAATTCAAAGTTTGTATTCTTCTGCCGTTGTTGAAGAAGTCTGTCAGACTGCCGAAAACGTTGTTAAATCTTATTTATGGTTTAATAAAGCTTATGTCGCTGCAACAGAATTAACAAGCTTGACTGTAACAATAACAACAGTAGAGCCTCACGGTTTTCAAATTGGGCAGAGCGTAGTCATAACAGAATCAGGGTCGACCTTTAACGGAACGCACACAATAGTAACGGCAGACGTTTACACTTTTACTTACACAATTGCTTCAGGTGCAGACCAAACAAAACATTTAGTTAGACCTTACGGAGTAGTTACCGGCGCATTTCACGGAACGAGCTACGGAACTGTTCCAGAAATTAGAGAAGCTAGCATTATGATTGCGACTGATGTTTGGCAAGCTAGAAACAGTAGCAATTCTGGCGGCGTATCTCCTGATTTTCAGCCTTCACCTTACAAAATGGGCAACACTTTAACGGCAAGAGTCAGAGGTTTGTTAGCGAATCACATTTCCCCTAAAAGTCTGGTTGGCTAATGACTGTCGCCGTTACGACACTCAGGTCAACCCTTGCGACAGAGTTGACTAACTCTGGGGTGTGGCAGGTTTTCGCTTTTGTGCCTGTCACACCCATACCAAATTCCGTAATAATTCAATGGGACGACCCTATGCTTGAGCCGTCAAATAATTCTTATTCAACCGTAGCACCAAAAGCAAACTTTAAAATAATTTGTGTTGTCCCTATGTTTGACAACCAAGGCAACCTTACCGGTGTAGAAGATTTACTTGTTGGCGTGTTTAACAAATTAGCAAGCACAACAGCTTTACAGGTAAGTATTGGAGACGTATCAGCCCCGCAAGTTTTAAGTGATGTTGATATGCTTCAAGTTGAAATGTCCGTCTCGATTATGACAAGTTGGAGTTAAACAATGGATAAAATTTATGATGTTCCTTCCGAGGACAAAGCTTGGCTTGAGAAAGTCGGGCAAGTAACAAAAACAGAAAAGCCAAAACCGCTAACTAAGAAAGATGAGGAATAACTTATGGCTATATTTCTAAACAATAAGGTCGGAGTCAAAGTTAATAACGTTGACCTTTCCGACCACGTAAGCGCAGTAACTATTAATAGAAACGTCGACGAATTAATTGTGACCGCAATGGGGGACTCCGGAGTTAAGAGAGTTGCCGGATTAGAGGATTCGTCAATTACGATTAGCTTCTACAATGACACCGCCGCTTCAAACGTTTTAGCTACCTTGCAATCAGCGTTTGGAACAAACGTAACCTGTAAGTTTGTTCAAGACAAAATTCCGGCAGTATCAGCTACAAACGTGTTGTATACTGCTACTTGTTTAGTCAACGGTCTTACCGACATTAACGGCAGCGTCTCAGACCTAGCCGTAATTGACGTAACTTGGACTGTTAGCGGAACTGTTGCACTTGCAACGTCAGGAACTTTTTAAGGAGAAAAATGATAAGGCTAAAAATCACCAAGGCTTCAGGTGAAGTATCTCAATACGATATTACCCCTGCGATTGAATATGCTTTTGAATTACATACGAAGGACGGATTTAACAAGCGATTCCGAGAGGCGGAGAAAAATTCAGACGTCTATTGGTTAGCTTGGGAAGCCGAAAGACGTGCCGGTATAACGGTAGTTCCATTTGGGGAAAAGTATCTAGAAACTCTTGCCGAGGTAAAAGTTGAGGACGCCGACTCCCCAAATGGCTAGTGCGGGACTCTTTTCATTGGCTAGTTGCAACGCTAGCAATACGAACAGGGATTCCGCACTCGGAATTTATTAATATGGACAGGTCACTACTCAAGGCGACACTCGCCGTTTTAAAAGAAGACGCAAAGGCTAGGGAAAATGGCAGTAGAAGTAAAAGGTTTAATAGAGCTTAAGAAAGCTTTAAAAGACTATACGCCTGACCTAGCAGACCAATTAGATGTAGAAATTGAATTAGCTCTTGGCGGCATTATAAAGAAGGCTAGAAGTTATGTTCCTTCTACTTCTCCGGTTAGTAATTTTGGCTATAGAAAACGGTCTAGTGAATTTACTGTTGGCGAGGGTGGAAAAAAATTAAGAAAATTTCCTTTGTTTAACTCAGCAAGAATACAAAAAAAGATTGAATATAGTAGCGTCCCTAGGAAAGTAAATCGCCGAGGATTTAAAGCCGTTTATTTTATTATTAACAGAGACCCCGCCGGTGCTATCTATGAGACTGCCGGTAGAAAAAACCCTGCAGGTCAGCCTTGGGTTGGAAGAAAAGGTGACCCAAATAATCACGAGATAAGCCACTCAAATAACCCGCAAGCCGGTCAAGAGTTTATTCAAGCTTTCGGTAAACTTACTCAAGGCAATGTTGAGAGTTCTACTAAAAAGGGTAGGTATATGAAGGGTCGGGTTATCTATCGGGCTTGGGCTGAAGACCAAGGAAAAGCAAACGCAGCAGTTTTTCAAGCTATTGATAACGCCAACAAAAGATTTAGCAAAAAACAATACTTTTTTAAGGCTACATAATGAGCGTAGTAATTGATATTGCCGCACAATTTACGGGACAAAAAGCTTTCAAAGGTGCGGAGTCAGCAGCCGATAAATTAGGTAGAAGCGTCAAACGAGCTTTAATTGGCGTCGGTGTTACCGCTTTTGCCAAGTCTGCAATTACCGCTTTTGCAGAAAACCAAAAGCAATTAGAGTTATTTAAAAACTCTCTCAAGAATATAGGTTTTCAATTCGCTACGGGTGACGCACTTTCCTTTTTAAACACTTTAAAATTGCAGTATGGAATTGTAGATGAACAATTATTGCCGGCTTATCAGCAGCTTTTAACAACCACAAAAAGCCTAGGGGCAGCGCAAAATCTAACTAACTTATCTTTAGATTTAGCAGCGAATCAAGGAATAAGTGTAACGGAAGCTGCTGACATTTTGAGCAAGGCTTATTTAGGCAATACAAAAAGACTAGGAACTTTAAAACTAGGATTAGATAAAGCCACGCTTGCGTCCGGTGATTTTGCAAAAATAATTAAAGAAGTAACAAGATTGACAGCCGGCTCAGCCGCTGCCGGTGCTGATACTTTTGCCGGTAAATTACAAAGAATTAAGTTAGCAGCAGACCAAGCTAGGGAATCTATTGGTGAAGGTTTAGTTAATGCAATTTTAACCCTTACAAAATCGGGCAGCGTAGAAGAATTACAGACTAAGATTATTAATTTTGGACTGGCAGCAAAAACAGTTTTTGAAAATATAGGTCAAGCAATAAGCGAAAACATTAAATTAATTAAAATATTAGGGACTACATTAGCAACTATATTTATTGGAACTAAATTAATAGCTGGTATTGTAGCGGTGCAAACTGCAATAAAATCCTTAAGCAAGGCTTATAAAGCTTTAACAACAAGTGCCGCCGCCGCCTCCGTCGCCTCTATGTTTGCTTTAAATCCTTTAGGTGCGGCGGCTATGGCTGCTGGTATGGTTTTGACAATTGCGGGGGTTGTCAAATCTTTAGATTTATTGATTGATAAAGCTGCTGAAGCTCAAAGCACTATTGCCGAAGTTTCAGGGTTTACGGAGACTTTAAACAAATACGGTTCACCGGCTTCTAACGCCGCTGCTAAAGCTGCAAAATTGGCTAAAGAAACTTTAGCAATTGACAAGGCAAGATTGAAAGTATTGCAAGACCAGACTAAATTAAACAGGGCTGCCGCATTATTTGATACAGATAAAATACAAATTATAGCCGCTTTACAAAGAGATATTACAGACCAAGAAAGATTGAGGCTAAATTTACAGCTCGCTTTACTAACTAAAAACGTTGACGAAGCTGACCGCTTATCTAAAGAACTTTTAATGTCTCAAGGTAGAACTACAGGCTTAGCAGCAGTTATAGCCGCACTTCCTAAAGCTCTAGACCCTTTTGCAGACTATCCAGATTATGTTCAAAATGCTCTTGCAGAATTAGCCAAGATAGCAGCCGCACAAAGAGAGTTAAATTTGTTTCAAGCAATAAGAAAACAAAGCGACGCAGTTCAAGCTACAAAAACGCAATTGACTCAACAGAACGCCGCAACAGTATTAGCCCAATCACCGGCTGCCCTAGCAGAGTTCCAAACAATCACCGGCGCAATGGAAGAACTAAACGTAAGAAAACAAGGTGGCGTGAGTGTAACTATTAACAATGCGGGAAGCGTAGTTTCTGACGGTGACCTTGTTAACCAAATTAGAAATGGATTGTTAAACTCAGGCTTGTCAGGTAGTCCAAGTGCAATAGGTAGATTGTTAGGTTCTTTCCAGTAATGACAATTCCTGCAACCCTTGACGTATCTTTAAATTTTTCCTCTGGTGCTACTTTTGGAATTGATTTTACCCTTGACGATTCGGCAAACGGTATTTTAAACACAAACGTTTTATCCGCTTCAGGAGTTCCCGCCTTGGTAGTAAACTTAACGGCTCAAACTAGGAATATTAGTATTCGCCGAGGTCGTAACGTTGCAAGAGATATTTACGAGGCTGGCAATTGTATAGTTTCAATTCTTGACCCTAACGGTGACTTTAACCCCCAAAAAACTACCTCTCCTTATTTTGGAGAATTAGAACCTCTAAGAAAATTAAGAATATCTGCAACCGTCGGGGCTACTACATTTTATTTATTTAGCGGTTATACAACCTCTTACGCCTATCGCTACGACCAAGGCGAACAAATGTCTTATGTCGACATTTCTGCAACGGACGCTTTCCGATTATTTAACCTAGCAAGCGTCTTAAGTATAACCGGACAAGCTGCTGGACAAGATACGGGAACTAGAATTGATAAAATTTTGGACACCGTATCCTTCCCCGCACTTATGCGAAACGTAGACACCGGTAATAGTTTGACCGTTGCCGACCCTGCAACACTTAGAACTTCTCTTAGTGCCTTGCAGAATTGCGAGTTCTCAGAACAAGGGGCTTTATTTTGTAACCCTGCCGGCGATATAGTTTTTAAAAACCGGACAAACGTTATAGCTAGTGCGGGCTTGACCCCTACTGAGTTTAATCAAACCACCGGTATTCCATACACAAACTTACAATTCGCCTTTGACGACAAGCTAATTATTAACACCGCAACAATGACGAGGGTTGGCGGGACTGCCCAAACGGTAGCCGACGCCGCTAGTATTGCTACTTATTTCCCACACTCTATTTCTGTTGCAGATTTAGTCATAGATACAGACGCTAACGCTTTAAATATAGCTACAATATACACGGCTACACGCAGTAGCACGACAATAAGAATTGACTCTATGACCGTTGACCTCTATGACCCTGACGTCCCTACGGCGACAATGTTGGACTTTGATTATTACGACAATGTTTTAATTACAAACGTTCAGCCGGACGGTTCAACGATTGTGAAGAATTTACAGGTTCAAGGAATAGCCCACGATATAACCCCGAACTCTTGGAGGACTACCCTCACCACTTTAGAACCAACCGTTGACGGGCTGATTTTGTCAAATGCTTATTACGGTCTATTAAATGACGATATACTTAGCTACTAAAGGAGAATAAAATATGGCAGCCCCACTAGGTTTTAAAACGTTTACGGTTGGCGAGGTTTTATCAGCCGCCGACGTCAACGGTTATTTAATGCAAGGCGTTCTTGTTTTTGCCTCTACGGCGGCAAGAAACGCAGCAATCACCTCACCGCAAGAAGGACAGTTTGCTTTTACAAAAGACACAAACTCTTTATTTTATTATGACGGTGCAGCTTGGGTAGCTTCCGGTGCTACCGGCGATATTGAAGGCGTAACCGCTGGAACAGGAATAAGCGGTGGTGGCACTTCCGGAACAGTCACGGTTACTAACTCAATGGCAACGGCAATAGACGCCAAGGGTGATTTAATTGTTGGCACGGGTGCAGACGCTTTTAGCCGCCTAGCAGTCGGCACAAACGGACAAGTTTTGACAGCAGATAGCAATGAAGCAACAGGATTAAAATTTGCTACTCCTGCTGCTGGTGGTGGCGGAAAGGTGTTGCAGGTTGTTAATGCAAGCACCACAACTAGTTCTTATACGAGTTCAAGCACTTATCAAGACACAAATTTATCTGCTTCAATTACGCCAAGTTCAGCAACTAGTAAAGTTTTAATTTTTGTTTGTCAAGAAGGTGTAAATAAAAATAATCTCAATACAAACGCTAATGCAACAATAAGATTATTACGAGGCTCTACTTCTATTTTAGAACCTATTGGAACTTACATTGCTTATACAAATACTGCAGTAGCACAATCAGATAACACGAGTTGCACATATTTAGACAGTCCAGCAACAACAAGTTCAACAACATATAAAACTCAAATTAAATCTACATTAAATACTGATGGAGTTTATGCGCAAGATAACGGCGCACAAAGCACAATTACTCTAATGGAAATAGGTGCATAAAATGGCTAAAGCAGGTGAAGTTTTATCAATGTTGTGTCCTAATGTTGAAGTTGCAATAATCGGAAATGAATACGAGAATATCAATTGGTTTTCTGCTAAACCTGCAATTACAAAGGCAGAATACGAAGCAGGATTTGCCCAATATGATATTTGGAAAGCCGAGCAAGACGCAGCCAAGGCAGCGGCAAAAGCAGCAGCACAATCAAAACTTGAAGCCCTTGGTTTAACTGTTGAGGATTTGCAAGCCTTAGGTTTGTAGCACAATCTTAGGGAATAGTGAAGCCTAAACTTTGTAAAGCCGGTGTCCAACTTCGTGAACAGATAGATGATAGCTTCAAAAAAAGGTATCGTTCAAATGACGGGTGGGCTGCTGATTTACGTCATATCAATAGCGGAAAACCCTCAGACCATATACCCGACGCCGATACGGGAATTGTCTACGCTATCGACGTTGACGCTCGCCTTTCTGACAACGAAGGGGATACTTCAGCTCTGGCAAGTGAACTTCGATTCTACGCCAAGTATTCGGGGCGTATACATTATGTAATTTACAAAGGACGCATTTCATCACCTGTTTTAAAATACACGTGGAGAAAATATTTTGGAAGTAACCGGCACAATAAACATATACATATTAGTTTTAAAAAAGATAATGACAGTTCGGAGTTTTTTAACATACCACTACTAGGGGGAAAAAATGAATAGCAAGTTATTAGCGGCAGTAAATTCCTATGGAAGAAGTGCCTTTGTTTGTTTAATGACCGTCTACTTTACTAACCCTGAAGGTTCATTTAACGACATTTGGAAAGCCTTTATAGTAGCTTTTGCAGCCCCTATCTTGAGAGCTTTAAATCCTGACGATTCCGCTTTTGGCATAGGCAGTAAAGAATAATGTCAGCCCTTAATTGGGCTGCTTTTGCAGTAGCCATAACAAGTTTACTAGGAACTTTAACCGTAGCAATAAGGCACTTAGTCAAGTTCTATCTTTCCGAGCTAAAGCAAAACGGAGGAACAAGTATTAAAGACCAAGTGACACGGTTGGAGTCTCGGTTAGATGAACTGTTTATTTTGATAAGTAAGAAGTAAAATAGGGCTATGACTACGACCCGAAAACGTAAGAAAGTAAATCGCCGTAGAGTCCGTAAGTCACCCGACCCTTTGACAAAACTAGAAGTTTATTTTGTCACTATGAACGAGGTTTATAAAGCTGCGAGAAAGTCTGGATACACAAAGGAAATGGCTTTTTGGATTATGCAAGAACCGAACGCTTTACCGGACTGGATTTCAAACGACAAACCTGACGCCATAATTCCAAGAATTGACCCCGACGACGAGGACGACGATTAAACGAATCGCTTTTATAAGCGACCTGCAATCTCCCTTTGTAGATATGCAGTCGGCGAAGGCAGTAGGAAAATTTTTAAGGAAATGGCAACCTCATCAAACTATTCAAGTAGGTGATGAAATTGACCTGCCTCAGCTTGGCGGTTTCAACGCCGGAACAATTGATGAAATGGTTGGAAACCTAGATGAGGATAGGAAGTTTACTCAAGAGCTTCTTCAGTATTTTGCAGTCACCGACGTCCTTGGAAGCAACCACGGAATTAGACTTTATAGGTCAATCAAAAAAAGATTGCCAAGTTTTCTTAATCTGCCGGAATTACAATATGAACGGTTTATGGGATACGACAAGCTCAACATTAAGTTTCACCCATACGGACTTGACTGGGCTTATGGTTGGACGGCAATTCACGGGGATTCAATACCACTCAGCCAAGTCCCTTCCCAAACGGCTTTAAACGGGGCTAGAAGGCTAGGCAAAAGTGTGGTGTGTGGACACACCCACCGACTAGGGTTATCAGCCTTTACAGAGGCTTCTAGGGGTCAATTAGGACGTGTTCTATGGGGCTTAGAGGTTGGCAATTTAGTAGACCTAGCCTCTAGCGGTATGGCTTACACACGTGGTTATGCCAATTGGCAACAGGGCTTCGCCGTAGCTTATGTTCAAGACCGTAAAGTTCAAGTAATTCCTATACCTATTAATAACCATAGTTTTATTTTTGAGGGCAAGACTTACCAATAGTAACAAAATTGTTATACGACACGACGGGCTACGGGTTGCCTATGTCAGACCCAAGCCTCACACTTTTCCTATCCAGATAACGGTTTGGATATAACGGAAAGGTTTTAAATGAAGCTAAAATATATGCACTTAACGGGCAAGTTAACCGCTTTAGATTTTGAACGGTTGACAGAAAGCCAAATGAAGTTTGCCGGTAGTAAATGGGAACAACAATCATATCGGTTTGACCAAGAAATGAACTACGAACATAAGTTTATTTACTGGGTAGAAAACTACGCTTCTTATGTATTAGCTAGTTTTTATCTAGCTGACGTAGGACACGATTGCTTGGTTTCTTATGACGAAGGTGCTGAAATGTTTTGTTTTACCACCGATTACGCTGGCACTTGGACAGACTAATGACTACTTACACCGCTTTTAGCGTGTTAATCCTTGCTTCAGGTTTGGCGTATTGCGCCTATTATCTTGGTTGGGATTCAGGATTCAAAATAGGTAAACAACGAGGTTGGGTAAACGGCTACGCCTCAGCTAAACAACAAAAAAGTCAATACAAAAGCGAGGAAGTATTTGACTATGAAAAACACTAACGAGTTACTAGACCAGACAAGGATTATTTTAAATGACAGAGGCAATCTCTACGGCAGCAGCCGAACTAATCACGAACGAATCTCAGAATTGTGGAGTGGTTACCTTGGAAGTTACATTTCGCCAATGCAAGTTAGCCTTATGCAATTGCTCGTTAAAGTCAGCCGACTCGCCGAGACTCCAAATCACGAAGATAGTATCCAAGACATATTGGGATACGCCTGTATTTACGGAGAACTCTTAAACGCCTACGAAAACGACTTTCCAAGCGAGTTAAGGGCGGTGCAAAATGGCATTTGATTTAAGCAATTATATGACCGCTGAGGAAAGGATTGAACTTTTTGCGAAAGACAATCCAAACTTTAGATACGAAGTGCAACACGAATTTGAGAAGGACTCAAGCTCTGACGTTTGGGTTATTGTCAAAGTAATTTTGTGGCGAAGCGAAGTTGACCCAAACCCTTGGGTTATGGGATTAGCCGGTGAAAATATGAAAATACCTTTTGCAATTGAGAAGGCAGAAACTTCGGCTTTTGCAAGAGCTATAACTAATACTGGTAAACCACAATTCTCTACAACTAAAGCAGGTGAGAAAGCCCCAAGAGCAAACAGAGCTGAAATGATTAAAGTTTCTGAACTGCCTATGTATGGTGCTAGAGGTTCAAGGTCGGCAGCGGTTGAACACGTCTTGCGAGAATCTTTCAAGAAAAATCAAGATGAATCAAGAACAGAAAACAAACCTGAGCCTACTGTTTGGTCTGTTGGGGACGCTATTGAGGTGCTATCCGTTGCAAAACCCGCACCTCAAGAGTGTAAACACGGTGCAATGATTCTTAAAGAAGGTTTGACAAAGGCAGGTTTACCTTTTTACGGTTATGTTTGTGCTGCCCCAAGAGCTGAACAATGCCCTCCTAAATGGGCAAAAGTAACAAGTGCCGGCGGCTGGTATTTTCCGCAAGACGTGGAAAGGGCTGAGTAATGGGCGATATGGAAATGATAGGGTCTGACGGAACAAGAGCTACTTTTACAGATAACGGAATTGTCTTTGATGTAATTCCAAATGCGGAAAGATGTGACGCTTGCAATGACCCAAGAATTAGCCGGCTTGACGGAATAGCGACTTGTCTATCTTGCGGTTGCGTCAACGTAATTAGGTCACATAGTGATGAACTGGGTGTTTAACTGTAATAAATGCCGGTTACCTATTGTTTTTGAATTGTTAACCGGCTTTGAAACAGGTGAAGAACACGGCGTTTTTAGGTGTAATAAATGTAAAAACGCAGGTGTAAAGGCTAAGATTGAGGCTATGTCGGACAAGACAGTTGTTCGGTGTTCCCAATGTGGGGCTTGGAAGATTGAAAAGCGGAGTTGTTATACCCCAACGTGTTCAAAGACCAATGTCCAGAGTGTCTCAGCTATAACACAAACACTATAAAAGCCGGTGACGAATATGAAACCGATTGTAATAATTGCACACATAAATGGATTGAGGGGTTTGGGTGAGTGATTTATCAGATTTTGATTTGGACTTAGAGACCGGTCAAGAGGGTGAAGAATTTGTTCGCTCACTTTTAACTGGTCGCCTGACTGTTGAGGTCAAAAGGGACTTGCGTTGGAAAGACACCGGTAACTTATACATAGAATCCCAATATTGGTCTAAAACGGGCTTGTGGTGTGACTCTGGTATATCTATTACAAAGGCTGCATATTGGGCG